CCATGTTGTAAATCAAGACTTTGTAAGGAGTCGCAAGATCAGCGGTTAGATCCAGCGTTTCCTGCGTAGTCCCAACGTCCTGCGTCTGCTGTCCCATGTCTCGCCCCGTCATGTTGACGATAGCGGTCCATGTCTGCGGATTGATGCTCGCCCCATCTTTTGCGGCATAGAGCCGAGCAGACATTTCGATCTCGTTTGCCATAGGTCGTTAGGTTAGATCTCGCAGAAGGTCGCTTGAATCGTCACGTTCGACGTGTTGGCGATCAAATACAGCGACGTATTGATGTACGGCACCAACATGGTTTCACCAGCCGGCAATCGCATGGTTCCAGCACCGGCAGCGAAGCCGCTCGTAAACGACAGCTCAACGTAGTTGGTGGAGTCGAGGTTGGAGATCAGCAGCTTGTAAGGACTAGTGACATCAACAGGAACATCCAGAATCTCAGAAGCTCCGGTGCCGATGAGTTGGGTCTGGCTACCCATATCGGTGCCAACCATCGTTGCGCTTTTTGTGTAGGTAACGGCGGGAAGATACGCGCCGTTTTTGCTCGCATAGAGGCGAGCGGTCATTTGGATTTCGTCAGCCATGTTGTGTTAGGTTGTGGGGTTGTAAGGATATGCGAAAAGATCCCAAGCGGCAAACGTCCAAGTTTCGTTGCGTTCGACTTGGTTTGTCTTGATGAGCAACGAAGTTGAATCGTTGGTCTTTAGCCAAGACCAGACTGTTCCGTCAGGTGTAAGGTTTGGATCAAACGGAGGTCTCGGCATCACCAGACGGACGGACTCCGGAAAGCCGTTGCGAGCAGCCAGAATGTCACCCGAATAGACCGCTGAAATGATCGGCGGTGTTGCCGGAAGACCGTTACGAGCCGAGAAGGACGAGATCCGAGTCAGGCTGACGCGACTGGTTTGGAATGAGTCTTGGCCTCTGGAAAACTTGACAACAAGTTGATGAGCAAGCGGAAATTGGCTTTCTGGAAATATGTTTGCCGGTGTAGTCACCCCGCCCACGGTGACTTGATTCAGCTTGTTATTTTTCGGATCTTCACCTGCAAGCTTGATCGCTGCATAGTAGTCAGCCTCTGTTATGTTGATTGTTGAATATGTCTGAACCCACTTTTTCGCTTCCGCTCTGACATACGGGAGCGCAAATAACGATGCGTCGAGATATTCCGTCCGGAACTCAAACCGAGTCGATGGCTCCTCTTCTTCTGGAACTACAGGAGCGGTCGGATTGTTTGGATCAATTTGAGAGCCAGCAAAAGTGACAGTCGCCTCGGAATACGGCCCGTCTTCGTTGATCTGATACTTGCCACCAGCGGCAACCCAATCCGCAGAAGCCGCTCTAAGAGCATCTTTGCTGCCGCGATACTTGAAGGTAATGTAACGGCCAGTCCCATCCCCATTCTGGTATTGCCTGCTTACTTCTGTGTAAGCAAGACCGCCGATTGAACTGTAGAATACTGGCTCTGGTACTGGCGTACCAATCCGAACCGGAAACAGCGTTGATGTTTTGATCGTTGCCATATCAATCAACCAGCGTGTCTGCGGTCCTCTTGGTGTTCTGTGAAATCACCTTCAACTGCAACGTTTGTTCGACCGCTTGCTTTATGAGCGAATCCTGTGCGGTCTGGAATCCGGTAAATCCGCCGATTCTTGCAAGCGGGTCCTGCGATCCACCAAGCGCAAACTTTTCGCCCCTGATTGCCGCCAACATCAATTCTGGCGGAATAAATCTGTCGCCAGCTTTTCCGGTTAGTCCTGATTTGGTTGTTGTTTCTCCAGAATCCTTTGAAAGCAATCGAGATTTATCAGAAAATAAATCCAAAGCAACGGTCGCTGGCATATTTGAAATCATGGATGCAGCTTTAAGTGCTTTTCCGGTTTTTGTTAGATTGAACAGCCCGAAAGCCAGAGACATCATGTTGTAAACAGATTTGCCTGCTGCAACAGATTGAACCTGAGTCTTTTTGATGAGAAGATCCATCTGATCGTTGAACTTCTCAATGTTCTTGATGTCTTCAGCTTTGAACAAATCAATTGGACCCAAGTCTTTGATTGTTCCTGCCGCCATTGCAGCTTTTACAAGCTTCAAGCCGAGAAGGTCAACCGCTGCCGACATCATAACGGCGTCATTGCGATTTGCGTTGAGCTTTTCCCCCAATGCAACCAAGACCTCTTCGCTCCCAAGAGTTCTTTCAGAAAGCTTCTCAACTGTAAACCCGAGACGTTCAAAAGCGGCTCTCTGTGCGCCCTCATTCGCAATTGCTTGCGTTCTTGCGTCGTTGATTCGGTTTATCGCTGATGCAACAGCTTCAAATTGGACTCCGTAAAGCTTTGATGCCATTTGCAGTTTCTGAACATCGTCAGTCGAAATGTTCAATTGATCTGCAAGCTCTCCGACAGCATCCGCTGCATGAACGACCGATCTAGCAAATCCTGTGATTGCTGCAACAGACAACGCTTGCCCAAGACGACTTGTGACAGCTGACTTGAAGTTGTTTCCAAACTTCTCGCCAAGCGACTGCATCCGCTTCAGATTCAACTCAAAAGCAGTTGAATCCACGCCGATCTTGAACAGCATTGAGAGGATGCCCATATCAGTTGTCTCTCTGGCTCTGCCAAATCGCTTCGGCGTTGTCGTCCCAAAGCTCGGCCTGACCATGCATTTCCGCATGGGTCAAGATCAAGCGTTCAGCGTCTCCAATCGGTAGTTTGATAGCGTCGTCGGCATCAATACCTATGTTGACGCATCCGACAAGCACTCGCTCGGGCCATGGCATCGCTGGCCTCTTCGACTGCTTGCCGCTTTCCATCAAGACCTCCGGAGCGGTTGACTGCTCGTTCAGCCACAGTTGAAAGGTCTGTGATTCCTTCAATAAATCGAGTCTGGCAATGCGCTTGCCCCACAACCAAAGAGCAAGATCACGCCAGACGGACTTGATTGATTTGATCGACTCAAGCGGAGGCTGAGAGCAAACCACAACAGCCTCCACCAGATCGTTTGGAGTAATCTGTCCGCCCAACACATAGGGCGAGCGAAGACGTTGCAGGACTATCGCGTGACCGAGCGTGTATGGCACAAGCTGAACCCCAAGCACCAAAGGCGCTTGAGGTCCGGTCTCTGCGAGAATCTTTGCAAGATCTGACACAGATTACAGCGTGAACACGGTAGCGGTTCCACCGAGCGAAGGATACTTGGTCACAGTGATGGTCACCATGCATTTGCCGGAAGAGGTGAACTTGACGCTGCCGCCGCCGGAATAAACGTAATCACCATCAAGCGAAACACCACCGTATGTGGTCGCATCGGTCGAAGCAATCGTGACATACCCGTTGACGGCAGGAAGGCTCGCAGCCGTCTTTGCGGCGGCAAAGTCAGTACCTGACGGAATAAACGTCACGTTGAGGCTGATGCGCTCATTGGCGGAGACCTGAGCGACGACCTCACCGGCAGAGTTCTTGATCTGCTCAACGTCCGCTTCATGCGTGACATCGTAGCTCTCAATGGTCGTGATGACGCCAGAAAGCGCCGTGCCGGGAGCCGCGCCAGTTTGATTGTAAAGACGGATGGTTCCCTTAGAACCATAGACTAGTCCGAGTCCTTTTGAAGTAGCCATGTTGGTTGTGTTTTACGAGTTTGCTGCTGCGAAAAGTGTCATGGTGCGCGTGAATGTTCTAGCCCTTTCGCTTGTATCACTCACGCCGAAATCTACAGGGACCGCGAACTGAGCATCGAAGCCTCCGTATGGGCTGTCATCTCCAGCACTCAATTCGCTGACGTTATCGTCAACAAACAGATATTGGAGCAAGTCCTCAAAGACTTGAACGGTCTTGAGCAGATTGTTCTCGGTCGTGTCATCAGCCGAAATCTGCAACACCGCAGACAGGTCGATCTCGCAAGTCCGATCAATCGGATGAACCGGAACCGTGGACGATGCTCTCACAATGATCCGTGGAAAATCCGGCATCTCATCTTCGCGGTCAAAGTCAGCAAAAGCACCGTGACCGTAGCTCGTCAAACAGGTCGGAGTTCCGGTGCCGGATGCGCTCCAGTCTTGAGCCGCCAGCCAATCGGCCAACGCTCTCTCGGCTCTAAGTGCGACGGCGTTCATTTGACGACAACTCCAAGTTTCTCAAGCCCATCAGCGGCTTGTTCCAGTTTCGCTTGAATGTGCAGAGACATTTCACGCGCTTCGTCATCGTAGGCTTTTTGCATCGCCTTTGAGTAGATCGACTCGACGTTGCCGATCTGATTGTCCGCAAGTCCAATGTTCATGCGAACGTGAGTGTATGGATTGATCGAAGGCCGCGCCCAATATGCGTAGGCGCTGCTCCCGCGATGCACAGAGACGTTCTCTTGCGGCAATCCGTATTGGTTCGCCAGATTGATGAGAGCTTGATTGCCGGAAACGATCCGCACTTGAGCGGAGCCCTTCTTTGCTCGTCGTGTGCCGCCGAATTGCTGAAAGCTCGGAGACAGCTTCTTGATGGCTTTGACGACGGCGCTCTTGAGATAACCAACGCTGCCAGCAGCGCGACGACGCAGGCTCGCAGCGGCAAGCCTCATCTCTCTGCCGTACAGTCCCGGCTTGCCTTCCTTCCGGTTCTTGGCTTGAGCGATCAGATGGACCAACCGGAGTTGCCGAGACCTTCCGACACGCTTTCCGGTCCTCCTATCAATGCGAGCCTCACCAATCGGTCGATTGAAGTAATCAAGAATCCTGTTCCGAGCGGCTTGCGGACTCTTGGGCGGCAGCAAGATGTACATCCGGAGCATCAAGAAAAACGTCCGCGAGTTGATTGCCTCAGACAATGAGCGTCTGCTCTGCGCGAGATAGATCCTCCACGCAGCGTCGAAGTTTCGAGTGTCAACCGTGATCGTGGGCCTCATTTGGTCTTGGCCCCAAGCTCAAGCGCGTAGTAAGCGCCCGAGCCATCGCGCTTGGCGGACATTATCCGAAGTTGGCGTCCATCATAGGTGACTAGACGGCCAACCACCGGAATCATTCTGCCGAAGGTCGTTAGCAATCGGTCGGTGTTTTCCTGCAAGATAAGGCTTCCGTTCTCCTGCAAGAGCCGGTCGGCGTTTGACCCAACATCCGCACTCCACACAGTCGCGTCCACGGTGACCAAAGTGCTGTCAGCAAGACGCCAGTCCGAGAACTTGACCAAGATACGCGCTTGAACATTGTCTTGGAAGCCGCCGGAGATGACTGAGTTTGTGTCCGTGATTGCAGCCGGAAGGCAGCGGACAAGCTGACCCTGCCAGATGAACGACGGATTTCCCATCGCCCCCTGTAGGACGCTCATCCCGAGCTGGAGGCTGGTTGCAATCAGGTTCACGCTGTGAAGTAGACACCGGAGACAACGAGCCGTGAAGTCGCTTGAAGATGACCGCCGAGACTGGAGGTCGTGCCGGTCTCAAACGCTGAGAGTTCGCAGTAGCTAGTCCCGCCGATGACTTTTCCAATCAGAGCAGTCTTGGCTTGATTGGTTCCGTTGGTCAGCCACAGCGAGACTGCGGCATCATAAGTCACCGCATCCGGCAATCCCAAGCGGAGGTTTCCGGTTGAGCTTCCAGTCACCGAGTTGATCGTCAGATCCACGGTGAAAGTGGATACGAAACCGATGCTGGTATGGCGAGCGGTGTTGACCGTGAAGGCAAACGTCCTCCCACCGCCGGAATCAACGAGAGTCGGAACCCACGTTGACGGAGCGGTCAGCGGCAATGCCGCATAAATCTCATCAAAGTTGGCGTTGGCCTTCGTCCAGCTAGTGCGGAGCGTGTCGCCCGTGTTGTCGTTGGCGGTTGATCCGGTGTTGATGACTTGTTGTGACATATCAGTCCTTCGGCAATGCGTACCAACCTTCTGGAATCGTCACTTTGTTTCGGCTTTTGATGACTTTCCCTTCGGAGTCTTTAGCCCAAACGTGAGCCTTTATCGGCTCCGCAAGTCTTACCGGAGTCCCCGCCGGAACCATCACCACTCGCGTCGGAGTGCAAGCCGGAAGCATCAATGCGAGCGGCAAGACGAGCGGCAAGAGATTTGTCGGCCATGCCGTCTTCACTTGTTTGATCCTTCTGCTCCAGCAGCTTGTCCAGAGCAGCTCGCATCAATCCCTGAGTGATGCTTGTTAGTGGGTCCATGCAGATCCTTCTTGATGAGCTTTGAGTGGAAAATCACAGCCCAAACGAAGAGGCCAGCGAGTCCACAATTGAGCAGGATTTCAGACGGCGGTGGCGTGGATGCAGTCAGGCAGTTGAACAGCGCGCCGGCAGCGGTTGCGGTCAACGACAGCCGAAGGAACGCATTGCCGACAATGGGCCACCGCTGAGTCACGC